CCAAGTTTTGCACCGTCATTGATCAAATTTCTTACAATCTGACCGTTTGGTGTTGATAAAATCTTTGCTTTCCCTATGTAGTTGTTACCATCTTCTTCTAATGAAGTGATAAGGTGGGAAACTCTGTCTAAATTTATTGTTGGGCCTTCAGGATGTCCTAACTCTCCAAATGCCCTTTTCTTCTCAATGAAGTTTTCTCTATATCTGTTTACTTCTTTTTCCATGATGTCTTTAGGATAGACACGACCATTTCTATTTTTGATTTCGGATTGCATGAATACTCCTTGAATAAAGTATTCCTTTTCTCCCTTTGCGTTCTCTTCTACTATAACAGAAGAAACTTCGTGATCATTAAATTCAGATATTAGCTTCATTGAAAATCTCCTTGAATTCGTCAAATGAGAAATCTTCTCCCATTTGTTTTAATACTGCTTTGATATTACTTGTTTCTTTTTCAGCAGTTTTTAAATCTCTGTAGGTATCTCCAGTATCCATGCCATCTAAATGCACATGAACTTTATTACCTTTTTGAGAGAAAACTATTTCGTATTTTTTACTTCCAACCTTTACAAGTTCTCTTTTGAGTTCTTTATGACCAGAAGGCAATTTCATTTTTGCCTCTACTAGTTCCTTACTCATTTGTTGGAAAGTTTTCATTACTCTTCAGTTTCCTTTTCTTTGTTCAACCAATCTGTTGACATTTCAACTCTTTTCATGTCTACAGCTTCGGCTGCTTTTTTATGTAGACCTTGAAAGACACTATCTTTAGCATCTGAAAATTCCTTATTAGAAATTTGATCTACTATTTGTTTACTTATATCACTCATGGTTTACTCCTAAAATCCACCAAATTCATCTTCTTTTTCATCTCCGCCAGAATCTTTTTCTTTTTCTATCTGAGCGTCGATGATTCTTATTTCATCTTCTGTTTGTCTAAGCACATACTTTCTTATATACTCATGTGAGTAGTACTTACCAACAAAATCTCCCATAGAGTTTAGAGTATCAACTCTTTCTCTAAGTATCTCTGCATCTTTCAACTCTGTAAAGTGGTTGTCTGTAGCAAAGTCAAACTGTAAAAAGTCCTTGATGTTATCAAAGTCTTTTGCAGTTAGAATCTCTTTGAGTATCAATTGTGTTCTTAACATATCAATAAATACTCTTGCAAATTTTTTCTGAAGTCTATTTGTAAATTTATTAAACTTCAATTCGTCTCTAGTAATTTCAGATGTTCGACCCATATTGAATCCGTTATCTGATTCCATTCTAGAGAATGGTACATTCAATGCATGATATAGTTTCTTTTTGAAGTACTCTATATCAGCGATATCATCTAAGTTTTGCCCACCTGGCAAAGTAGTGATCTCTGTACCTCTACCACCTTCTCTTCGTGGTAACCAAAAATCTTCTAGCATAGACATATGTTTACGATCATCTTTGATCTCACCTGTCTGTGCATTGTAAACAAGTTTATTTCTATACCTGTTCATTACATCTGAAAGATATTGTTCTGCTTTTGCTTTCGGTAAGTTACCGACATCAATGTAGAATATTCTTCTTTCAGGTGCTCTTGATATTCTATAGATAACAAGTGCATCTTCTATCATTGATAACTGATTAGCAGTCTTCAATGCTTTATGAAGATAACCAACTACAACATTCTTTGTGTAGTCTAATAAACCAGATGTTGTATATGATACAGCTTCTGGTGCAATTTTGACTGTGTTTCCTTCACCAGAACCACTTTTGTCAAAACCTTTATCGTTGAATAGGTAGAATTCTTCTACCTTACTTATTCTTTCAACATTGGTTTTAGGATCTCTCTTCTTATCAATGTTTCTAACTTTTTTGATCTTTATAGGATCAATGTTTCTAATATCAACGATACCTACTTTAGGTCTATTACTATCAACGACCTTATGAAAGTAGATTCTTCCGTCTATGTACCATTTTCTGAATAATTCATGAGAGTTCTGATTGAACTTCATTAGATTTAGGATATGATAGAACTCTTCTTGTATCTTACTTTTGATACTATCTTTGAGATCCACATCTCTTAGATCGAGTGAAACTATCCTATCTGAACTATCAGAAGTAATACATTCATTTACGATATCTTCTATCGCTGAATCTACTTCTGGAATTAGTGAGGTTTCACGGTATCTTCTAATGAGTTCACTCTCATTCTTGATACCACCTTCCATATCGATGTAAGAACCATATGCACCGCCAGTAATAAAACCGCCAGGCTGACTCTGTATGACGGGAGTTCCGTCATCATCGACTGGTGGGACAAAAGAGGGCGCTTTCGCGACCTCTAATGACCTTAACTCGCTCTTTCTGCGAGTGATTTCAAACCCGAATAATTCCATAATTTTATTTATAACACCAAATGGGCGTTATATTTCACTCTATTAAAGTACTCTTTCCCAATGAGAGAAAGCAAAATCACATGTAAAAGTTTCTAACGCATCGGTTGTTTCGTAATTCAATTCAATGTTACTAATTGTAGTAGGCCATAAATTGAAGAACTCATATCGTGCTAAAACTGAATCTGATTTATCTAATTGTTCTACATAAGCTCTTGAGACCATAAAGTCTAAGTCTGTAGAACCAACACCGTCTGCTAAACCGTGAATTTCATTCTGCCATTGCTCTAAAGCAGTTCTTGAAGAAAATTCAATATCATTGATGATAGTTACATTCCAGTTTTCAAATGTTCTGTCTCCAGGCATTTTGATTGTGGTACCTAACCATTTTACATCAAAACTTGATACAGTTGCGGAAGGTATATTAGCAGCTCTACACAAGAATTCTATTCTATTTCCTGATCTAGGAATGAATACTTTGAATCGGTTAGCTCTTGGGCCTCCTCCGATTAGTTGTGCTTTGAATTGATCTATTGTTGCCATTCTTTACTCCTATTATACTGCACTGTAAATTTCTTCAAACTCTACACCGCTTCTAGCAGCTACAAAGTTCAATGTTATGAAGTTGATACTTCTTGACGGTTTGATGAAGATTGAACAAACAAATTCGTTTCTATCGATAACTGTGTCTGTGTTGTTTGTTTCATCACACAATACTGAGTAGTCTACAACACCTCTTCTGTTCTTCACATCTCTAAGGAAAGGTTCAAC